TTTGTCCAACTCTAAGAGCTGACAAAATTCCTGAGTTAGCATCTAACTGAGGATCATAGTTTGTAGGATCGTTAGCTCCAACACCTGGTGCTGCTCCGATTCCTGGGATAGTCCAAACCGCTGTATCAGATCCAGCTGCTGCTGCTGATGTTGCGTTTTTGTACTTAATGTGAAGTCTTCCTTGCTCAGACCATTTAATAAGGTCAGAGTTAGAAGGCATCTCAGCTCCTACCATTCTTAGGAAGGAACTTACGCTTCGATTGCCATATCTTTCAAATTCTTTTTCGTAAGTATCAGGTAAATACTGATTCAAGAAATCGAAGTTGTTGATATAATTCGATTCAACAGGAACCTGTTGAGCCGAAGGTTGCAATTCAAAACCTGGTGAAACATTTACTGCCATAATTTTAAATTTTTAATGTGTTATACTTTTTTAATACTTCTAATTTTGAGTCCTCTTCCACTTGACGTATCGCCAACAGGTCTAATTTTTAGACTGTCTTTTGTACTGAGTTGTGGCGCTCTACGAACATCCATATTGATATTCTTAGACTTACGAGCAACATCATCTACTGTTGCTGCTACACCTTGCTCATAAAAGAACTTAGCAAACTTTTCAGGATTCATCGCAACTGATAAAGCTCGATGGTATCCCTTCGGATCTACTATTAATCCGTCACTGCCCATAAACTTGTTAACAAATTTATTTACATCTGACTGATTGTTTTTCAGTTCTTCTGCAGTACCAGGTTTATAATTAATCTTTTGATCATCACCTACACTAAATTCAAAACCTTTGAACTCAGAGTTGAATACTTCATTGGTTTTATCCAAAAAGTAATTATACCTTTTTTCTCGGCTATCCGCATTAGTTTTAGATTCCTCGATATACTTCTTGTAAGCACTTAGATCTTTTTCTTGTTCTTCAGATAATCCACCCCCACTTGACTCAAGAGGAATTTTATACTTATCTTTCTGTTCCTTGAAAAACTTCTTCGCTTTCGCAAGTTCTCTTTTCTTAGCTAATTTTTTTCTCTTAATATCACGTTCTTCATCTTCTTCTTCATTGAAGCCGAATTTGTCGTCCATAATATCTTGAATATCAATAGCATCAAGACCATCTTCTTGCGTGCTAATGAAATCAGCTAAAACAGAATCATCGTCCATGGCATCGTAGTCTTTTTGTAATTTATAAAAGTCTTCTATACCACGTCCGGTTTCTTTTTTATAATCCATATACAACTTAACATCTTCTGGTAATTCAGGGTTTGATTCTTTAGTCTCAAACAATTCATCAACAGTATTGATGTCTTTGTCATATCTGTTTTTAATATAAGAAAGAACGTCTTCATCATTTAACTCTGATGAGGGAGTTTCTTTTTCAACTTTTTGTTCTGGTGTTGACTCTTCTTTTTCTTCAACACTTTCATTTACAGGTTCTTTAACCTGTTCTACTTTTTCTTCTGAAGTTTCCTTATTAAGTTTCTCTTCATGATCCTTTAATAATTTTTCTTCTATTTCGGCTTTTGATTTTTGAGTGTTGCCGTCCACTGCTTTTACTTGTATTTTCATTTGATTAAATTTTTAACAAAATTAAACAATAATTTATTATATATTTTAAGCGGTTTTTAAATGGTTAAATAAGCTTTCACCAAGCTTTTCTCCCATTGTTTTATCTGATTCATAATGCACTCTTGCAAGTATTCTGCTTTTTGAAATATTTTCTGCAGCTTGCATCAACTCCTTTTGCATTTCTGGATACATGTCAGTTAACACCAAAGCTATCAACTTTGACTGCGCTGAATGACCTGAAGGAAACGCAGGAGTTTTGGCGCTCTTCATATCGTTATAAGATAAATCTATATTGTAATATTCAGCTAAATCATTTGGTCTTTTACGATTATGATAATTTTTTATTTCAAGAATTACAGGTTGAGATTCTGCAATTAAATTTTGAACCAATTTGTCAGGAAACTTTCTGGTTCTATTGTTAAATAAATTTTTAAATGTTTTATAAACATTATCATATTTATTAGCAAAGTTAACATCTAATGGAGTGCGTTGAAGTTTACGTATTTCTCCTAAAGCTTTTAAAGAAAAGTCATCAGGGTATTTAACATCTTTAAATTTAGAAATATTAAAATCATCAAACATCATCTACCTCTTGTACTACTTTTCTTCTTTTTAGGTCTAAGTTTTACTACCTTTTTATCAAGCATCTTAAGACCCTTTTCTATGATCTTGGATTTACCAAAGTTTTTAAAACCTTGTTTTAAAAGAGAAGCACCTTTTACTACAGCACCACCTCCAATGTTTCCTAACATCCCTGCACTACCCATGACTTTTGGTTTCCCATAGTCATCGACAATGTTTCTTATTTCACCTTTTTTAGGTTTGGGTCTTCTTCTATTTTTTTTACTAAGTTTACTACCTATTGCCATTATCTTGGATCAAATTCAGAAAGATCAAAACCATCTAAAGAGTCTTCGTTAGACTCAAAACTTACAGGTGGTAAATTTCTTTTACGTTGTTCAATTAATTTAGACTGTTGAGAATTTGCTTGGCTAATTCTATCAGCCTTGCCTTTCTCTTTAGCCATTTCTCTTTTATCTATTTGAGATTGCTCTATGCCTTTTAATTGCATATTATAAGCAAACTCAGTTTCCATTAGCTGTGATTTTAACATAGCTTCATTCTTCATCTTCTCAATTTCCATAGCTATTTCAGCTTGTTTAATTTGCATTTTAGCCTGCGTTTCGGCTTGTATTTTTTGTTGTTCAGCTTGCGCTTGAGCCATAATGTTTTGTTGTTGTGATGCAGCTTGCATTTCTTGTTGCATCATTTGTTGTTCTTGCTCTGCTGCGGCTTTGGCTTTACGTTTTACTTTTAACAACTGGTTAGCCATTTTTAAATTATGAAGCTGACGAATATCAATAGCGTCCTCTAAACTAATATCTTCTTTAGATAATGCCATTTGTATATTTTGTTCAAGCATTGCTTTTTCTTCTTCATCAGGCGCTAATTGTAGGAATATACCAAAGTCATATAAATATAAATTTTTAACATCTTCTAATATTCCTAAATTATATTTTCCAATCTGCATAGCAAATTGATCAGCAAAGTCTGCGTATTCTAAAATATCTGCTGTTCTAAGGACAACACCTTCAGCCATTCTTTTTGTCATATAAAGACTGGCATTTAATATATGTCTTGTAGCAGTGTTAGAATTTAAAGCTGCTAATTTTTGTACACCAACTAATGCGTCTGGATTTGGAGTAGATCCATCTCTTGCTTCATTTAGTCCTGTAACAGTTCTAATCATATCTAAATAATGATTGTAATTAGCTATTAACATCTGTAATTTACCCGCTCCGCTGTTTGCGTTTAACTGCTGTATAGGGGTACGTGCGTTATTAAACTCTCCGTCTTGAGTATAAGATCTACCAATAACACTACCTGTTTGAAAATATAACCTTAAAGCGTCTTCAGGATTATATGCAGCGCCTGTTCCCAGATCTACTTCATTTAAACCATCTGCATCTATAAATACACCATCAGGTACAACTCTTGCAACTACTTGTTGAATTTTTAAATGTGTAACCTGTATTAAATCAGCAAAAGGAATCATACGTCTTACTAAAGATTCATATGTTCCTTTATAACTTCTTGGCGCACAAGCTACATAATTAGGTAAAGCATGTTGGCTTGCTGATTTAGGTCTTACCATATTTTTAGCAAGCTCCCACTTAAGAACTATGTTAGTTCCCATAACCATTATACCATCATACCAAACTTCTAAATTCTTTTCTATTCTTTCAAAGTTACCCTCATCCATCATTTCTTGTGGTGGGTTAAAATCAGAATCTTTTTCTACAACTTTGTAGCTGCCATCAGCCATTTGTTTTCTTTTATAAACCATCTTATGCGTGGTTTTATAATTGAAGTACATTAATGTACAAACATCTCTTTGAAAAATAGAGTTTTCATAATACTGAGCGTTGTTAAAATAATTATACCATGATTGACTATACTTAGCAATTTCTTCCATTTGTTCATTTGTTATGTCTGGATCTATCTTAACAAGCTCAGACATAGGAATAGTTTTAACTTCTCCCCAATAAAAACAATCTTTAAAATATGGATCCTCTGTATAACTATATACAACATTAGCTGGATCAACATAATCTAATTGTATACCTTGACCTGGTAAAAACTGATGTTTTGCCATACCTACACCAAGTGTCATTAAATCATAATCAAATCTTTTTCTTATCTCGTTGTATTGATTTTGATGTAACACAGTGCTAATAGCTTCTTCAGCAGCAATCTCTACAGCTGGTTTATAATTCATCTGCATAAACAACTCTAACTCCTGATCGTTTTCAGGTAATTGTTTTGGATCCATTTGAAATACATCCAACTCAAAATCATTTGTAATTTGTTCTAATAAAGGACGAGCAATCATTTGCCCTTCTATTTTATCTTGAAATTGATTTCTTTTTTCTGCCGACATTGCATCTTCTGCAAAGGCTTCTACTTTAAATAAACGATCATTTAAACCATTTACTACTATGTCAACCATTTTAGGAATAATTGGAACAGGGGTCCAATCTAAATTAAGATATGATAAATCACCATCTACAGCGATTTCATTTTTATATTTTGCTACCGATTGCTCACCACGTGCGTATAATCTCAGTCTATTAAACTGTGACCATTGATTAAAAAATCTACATGAGCCACCTTCTTTTCTAAACCATTCATACTGAATAGCTTGTCCTACTTGTAAACCGTACTCTATTGTATCTTTTTGAGAATCAGATGCAAATTGATCAGGAAAGGCCGCAGCTTTTAAATTAATTGTAACCTCTTTCATCTATTAATTATTCGACTAACTAAATCGCTATTATTATATCTGGCAAAGTTAATGCTTATTTTCGATTTTTCTTTAGACGGTGTATATAAGTGTTTTTGATTTGCCATAATAGCTAACCCTGAACTTATTGCCGCATCAAACCTTGTTCTATTGTTAATATCGAACTTGGCCCAATCTTCTAAAGTACGTTGAAAATACATTTCACCCATATCGCCTTTTTGTCTATATGTACCCATCATATCAAGTCCAACATATTTTTCAATATAAGACTCGATGGCAGAAGCGTGCGATTGTTTTACGTCTTCTGAGGTATTTGGTATACCACCAATTTCTTTTTCGGTTTTAGATAGTTTGTTAAAAGTTCTATCTGGTCTATTTATACAAAACGGACGATAACCTCTATTTTTAAAATGATACAATAATCTTGGTTTATTATTTTCACACAAGATTGGCATACCATAAAACACACAAGCCATCAAAACTTCTTCAAAAAATATTTCAGCAGTTTGAGGTCTTGCTATATATTCTAAAAAAAAATGGTTACTTGGGACATCATCCATATTAAACTTTGTCAAACCATGTA